ATGTATAATAAACAAATAGAATTATACGAACCATACCAAGGATTTATTCGTGGTAATATGTTTCCAAGTTTATTTGACCAGTATGGACGTATTTATGATGTTAAGCCAATGAATGAACAAGCTGAATTATTAACTTATATCGATATCTTTGATTTTGCTCTTATCGATATTGGGCTATATTTAGATGTTCACCCAGAAAATCAAAAAATGATTGAACTATATAATAGCTTTTTACAAGAAAAGAAAAGTATTTTAAAGAAATACGAAGAAAATTATGGTGCGCTTACTATGGATAGTAATGCACTAAATGTTGCGCCTTGGAATTGGGATAACAATCCATGGCCATGGGAGGCTTAAATTATGTGGAAATACGTTAAAAAGTTAGAATATCCTGTTAATATTCAAAAAAAGGATTTAAAGATGGCTAAATATTTACTTGCGCAATATGGAGGTCCATATTGCAACGGGGACTAAAATCAGAAAATAAAAGAATATTCTGTATTCTGATCATGAAGACATCTGTCAAAAAACACTTCTAATTCATCAAAGAATAGTAAGAAAATCATAATGTCTTCATCTTGTGCTAAATTAGCACAATAAGCTGTTTTTTTCAACAACATACTACCTACCTCCTCAATACTATTATTATTGATTTGATAGTTATTTCCTTTTAATATTGACAAATTTTATTTTTTTTAGATATAATAGGACTAGCTTTTTGATATTTGGATGATTCTCTAGATGATTCACAAATTGAATTAAAGCGGTATAGTGATACATTTTTTTGTTAATCTATGACATTTTTTTGAATGGTATACCACTATTTGAAATAAAATGTATCGAGTTATATTGAAGGCTGAAATGCCTTCTTTTTTTCACTTTTTTAAAAAGTTTTATCAAAATTATTGACACTACCTAGGTAGTGTGATATAATGTATATAGAAAGGAGATGAAAGACTTGGAAATTTCAATAAGAATTGGAAAAATAAAAATCACTTTAGCACTATCCCGGTTAAAGAAAGTTGCTAAAGTGAATACATCAAGACGTTGGGTTTAATCCCAACCTCTCTTGATTGATTATAATACTTATTGATTTTAAAGTCAAATTTTATGAAAAAGATATTCATTTTAAAAGCAGAAAATATAGAGAACGGAGGTATTGAAAATCTTTCAACATTCGCATTTAAGGATTATAAAACGGCCGTGGAGACGCTAAAAGAGAAACTAATTGCAAGAAGATATGAATTGATGAATGAAAAATACAATTCAAATACAGATATGACAGAAATTTTAAGAGGATTTATAGAAGTCTATGAGACAAAAAAAGGTCAATACCATGAAATTTTTGATCAAGAACCAATTAAAACTTATAATTATAAATTTTAGGAGATGATAATATGAATAATGGTGAAAAAAAATTTAATAAAAGAGAATATGATATGGAATACAGAAAAAAAAAGAAAAAGCAATTTAATGTGGATTTGAACATTCCAATATACGAAGAATTAGATCAACTATTAAAATCAAAAAATTTAACAAGACCACAATTTATTATAAATGCTATGGAAAATTTAAAAAAAGAAGGAGAATAAATTATGAAAAAATATATTGTAGAAGAAGAGGCCTCTTTTAACGGTGGAGAAGAATTTGATAATTTGAGTGAAGCTATTTATCGTTTTAAAAAAATATTACAAGATTATAGTACATACAATTATCAAATCAATAAAGATAAAATATTCACTTTATCTTATGCAGAATATGATGAGGATAAAGAAGTAAGCTGTTATGAAACTTATGATATTTTAGCAACTTGCTCTATTGCAGATTATAGAGATATGGATTCTGAAGATAAAGATAAATTATTTGATATAAAGGAAAAGTAGTTTTTGACAAACAAAAAAAGACGAGTCTTATGACTCGCCTTTTTCAATTATAAATAAATAATGTTCATTTATTAGAAATTCAACTGTATTTTTATAAATAATACAGCTAACTTTCCAAATATCGATTTTCCAGCATGGAAAATATATTTCGATAAATTTCTGGATTTCTTCATCATTTAATACTCTATACACACCAATGCCCCCTTTTCGGGGATGTATTATATAGTATTGTTTTATCAAATTTTGTCAAAAAATGGAAATATTTATACTTTTTTTAAAGATTTTTCCTTATAAAATCCTGTAGTATTTTTACTATCAGTTTTTCCTTTGTTTCCAACCTGATAAGGAAATGCTTGCCCATTATATATTTTTGTAATATATCTTTTATAACCTTTTCCTCCAGCTACTTTACCTTTCCCACTTGCTTGAGAATTTCCAAAATCGATTATTTGTACCTTATCACCTACTTTTAGACTTGGAGAGGGATTTATATCAACAATAGGCTTTTGACTTGAATTAGCCGTATCAGATGAAGAAATAGGGGGTATTGTATCTAATTTAGAAGTTTCTTCTATTTTTTTATACCCGTTTATCCCCTTTTGTATCATAATACCAGGATAATCTTTATAAGCATAGTTTTGATCACAAGTCACTCCAGCAATTTTATTACTTCTAATTTTATTAGTTTCTCCACCGAACTGCCACATTCCCGCTTCTGGGGATGTTGGCTTTGACTTTCCCTAATTCGCTATCCACTTATCATACCTTTTTAAAGAATCAGTATCTATGTAATTCTTAAACCAATTACTATTCGCATATATTCCTACATAATATCCTTTTGGCTCCAAATACTCACAGAACCCCTTAATAGCTTCTGTAACAGACTTTTTACCAGCTTTTATTTGATATTTAGTATCCTCAATGTCTATATAAATTGGATACTCAAATTGTTTTCCTTTTAAACAATTTTCATACATGTATTCTGCTTCTTTTTTACCAGCTTCATAAGTTGTTGCCCTACTATACCAATAAGCCCCAACAAGAATATCATTTGCTTTAGCATTTTTATAAAAAAGTTCAAACTTGGAATCTTTGACTTTAGAGATTCCATCTAAAGAACCTGTGTAACCTGCTCTTAAGATTGCAAATTTAACTCCTTCAGATTTTGCTTTTGCGAAATTGAAAATTCCTTGCCATTTTGAAACATCAATACCAAAAATAGGATTCATAATTATTCACTCTCCTTTTTACCAGTTTTATTAGCAAAATAAAAGGTGATAATCATTAAAACCAAATCTTTATAGTCTGGTTCTACTATTTTGAAAAAAACCATTAATGTATAAGAGATAACAACAATAAAAGATAAAATTGTCTTGCAATCAATTAATTTTGCTATTTTTTTCTTAATTTCATAATCCATAATTTCTACCCTCTTTCTTTAATCAACAATTTTGAATGTTCTTACGATATTTACGATATTTTCAACAAAGGAATTCCCTCTTAATTTTTTATATAACGTGTAACTGTGCTCAATTGCCTCTAATTGCCATTTAGTTATACTTTTAGATTCTTTGCATCTATCGTAAATAGCAAGAATATCATTTCTTAATAAGCACTTTACGGCCTCTACCATCGCTTTAATAAAGATTGCAAGTGCTATTAATATTGGTAATAAGAATGTTATTTGACTCCAATATTCTTTTATAAAAAGCATTAGTCACTCACCTCTTCCGTACTTTCTATAGTTGGTCTTGTTTTATCAGCTTTATAACCGCAATTTAAACAAGTAACCTTACCATAGTTAGGATTTCTGACACTATATTCTCCATTCTCCCAATCAAAATTATGTTCTTTCTGATTCTCTTCTATGACCTCTTCACAATCAGCACACAACATTGTTTCAAGATGGTAATCATCATTACCCTCTATTTGAAAATACTCTATTTTCGGAGTATGAGTATGATTTTCTTCTAAAACAAAATCGTCGATTATAATTGTGGATGGATTTTTTGTATCTTCCTCTGTTACTTCTAATTCAAATGCAATATCCTTATATCCTTCTGCAGATACTTCGATTTTAAAGATTCCAATAGGTAAACAAAAATTGCCTTGCTCATTAGCTTCTATTGTATTAATTTCCTCTTTAATCCAAGTAGAAGATGCTATTCTCGTTATTTTATAATTAATAGCTATATTAAGTGGATTCTGCATCAAATATTGTGCTGTAGGAATGTAATCAGCCTCAAAATTTTCCATCAAATACAATAAACAATCATCTATGACAATACTATCAAGATTATCAAAAGAAAGATTTTTATTTAAATCTATTTCAAACTGGATAATATTCTCCGTCAGACGATATGTTGCTACAACTCCCATTTGCCTAAAATCGACAGAATCGTTATTAATAAATCCTTTTAAAATTAGTGGTCTTATTTTTGAAATGCGATCTAGTCTTTTTGGAACTACTAGTGAAAAATATAAAATACCATCTAAAATTTTAGATGGTATTATCAATTTTCTATTAGAAAAACGAAATGTTTCTTTATCGCTATAAAAAATCTCATTCTCATGTTCAAAAACATCTTCAATATTATCAATATGAATTATATTTTCATAAACTTGTAAAAAAGAGGAAACAGAAGTTATTTTGCTTTCATCTGTATATTTTTCTATTTCAAAAATGTACTTTCCTGGTTTATCAAATAAGCTGGTAAGGTTATGCGATAAAGGATCTATTGTGTATAGGTTTAACTTCCTGCTTTTAATTTCTCCTAGATAAGCAATATTTCCATTTGGAGAAATCATTCTAAAAATCTTGTTTCCAGATTCATCATCAAAAATAAAATTCAAAAAAGAAGAATTATAATCCCCTGTTCTAATTGGGGAACCATAACATTTACATGTTCCTTTTTGAAAATTTACATAAACATCTATTTTATTCATATTATTTCACCTTCCTTTATTCGGTCCTTTGCCATATATAACATGTTATATATGGTGACATATTGTTATGTGGTACATCCCCGCCAATATTTAAATTCAAATTATTTAATTTATAATTACTTTTGTTAGAAGTACTCATTGCTGCATGACTTCCACTCCAGTCTTCAGTTGTTCTAGTTGCAAATCCCCAAGTAGACATTATCGTATTGCTATCAGATATAGTAATATCCCTGAATTTTGCACCACCATTAATTTTTGGTAATTCATTACTTGTTAATTTATGTGTCTTTTCTCCACCTGTTTTCCCTGCTTCATTAAAATCCTCATCCTTCGGATTTACACCTACAAGCATTTGTCCTTTTGCAATCAATTCCCAAGTGCCAAATCCTAGATAATCTGTTGGATTAGTATCATCTACCATATTAAATTCTAAACTACCAATAGGATGCTTAATTTTATCTCTTTCTAATATGACTTCATCAATTACATCTAAAATATTCTTTTTTTCTCCTAATTTGTTTAGAATATTCAAAACTACATTAATATCGAAATTGTTTTTACCCCAGTTAGTAACTGGGATTCCAGCTGAAACTGTCTTTGGAAATAGAACTTCATTTGCTGTATTAATTTTATCGTTTGCACGAAATTCAAAATCATAAAGTTCTGTGTAAGTAAATATTTTTCCTAAAGAAATTGGATTAGATCCATTTGAATAAGTATTATTGCTTATTATCGGATTCAATTCTTTCCAGGAACTCCAATTAGAAGTGCCAGTTAATTTATAACGATATAACACATGTAAAGTATTTGATACTTGGCCAAAAGAACCATTGAAATAGTTACCTTTAAATTTAACCACAATTTCTCCTGTGGTTGGTTGAGATCTATAAACTTCAACATTTAAAGATAATTTTATATAATCAACAAGAGGTAAATTATAATCTTTAGAGGATACAATAGATCTGCTGTCAATAGCACTAACTGTGAATTTTCCAGATTCAATTTCATTAATAATTCCATCGCTTGTTCTATATTTACCATCTTCACAGGTAACAGACTTGCTTTTAATAGTAGCCCCGTTTTTTCCCGCTGCTGACATAGCAACTTGAACGTTTGAATAGAATTTAACTAATTTTTGATTGTTTCCAGTAAGAGATACAATTTTTGAATTGACATCTTTAAAAGTGGCAGAAACATCTGGCTTACATTTAGATTCATCTACTTTTATTTTAAAGGTGGTAGACTTTTCGCCAATTTTATCAGATCCGTTATAAGTTTCACAAATAATAATACAATCTGCCTCTTTAGAAGCCATTTTTTCATAAAAAGAGGATGGAATAACCCAACCATAAGAAATATCAACATTGGTAGCAATTGTACCAGTTAATCCGCCAAACGAATACTTTAAAGTATGCTTAAAATTACTAGATGCTCTAGAAATGTTAATAGAAGTTGCTTCTTCGACACAAGCAGAAGTTGCTGTTACTGATGATGCTCTTGGAATCGTTGGTATTCCAGATATCGAACCGCTTTTAGAACCGCTCATGTGATATGAATCTACGCTAATAGAAACAGATTTCCCTGGAAATGAACCGTCATTATTATGCGTTACTTGAATTTCTTTAGAACCTAACTGATGATCACCAGGAGAATAAGCATAACTTCCAGATTTAACAGTAGTACCATCCAGTTTAAAAGTGGAATAAGTAGATGATACTTGTGTTCCCCCTTCGTAAGTAAAATAATCTCTTAATAGGAAATAACTTTTATTATTAGAAAGATCTTGTGAAGAAAGTTGATAAGTACCTATATTGTATGTCTTATAACTACCACTAATTCTAGCGAATTCTGTACCGGTTCTAGACATGTACTACGCACCCCCAACAAAAAAGATGGCCGTCTGGTCATCCAAATAATCTTCTATTCTCGAATTTTTTCCTATGTTTAGATAATTTCTAACAGTGATATTTTCAGCTCTAACCCCAGTGTTATCAGCTCCTAAAACTTCTTCTGTATCTCTTTTTACAAACATTCCAAGATTAGTGATTAAGTTATGCATCTCGGTACCTGTTTTAGAAATATCTAAACCGTTTTCATCAAAGCGGTAACCAGTAGTAGTTACTACTCTATTTACCCCATATTGATTAATATTAGTAATGCTAATATTTAAATCAGAAGCAGTTTGTTGCACTTTTACTATTTCTTCTTTTATTATTTTAATGGAATCTTCTGTTTCTTTAAAAGAAGAATCAATATCTGATTTTGTTGGATAATTACTATTTAAATTTTCAGTTACATCCTCAACTTGTTCATTAATTTTAACTAATCTTGCTTCATAAGTTTCTGAAACTTCAGATAAAATTTTATCGGGCATTTGATTAATAGTAGAATTATTTTTTATCTGCTCATCTACTATTTGAGTTATGCCTTCGTTTGGAACATAATTTGCTTCGATGGTTTCTATTCTATCTATTAAATCCTTCTCTTTATTATTCTGAATCTCACTTAATGTTTTAGAGGAAGATCCAAATTCTAAAGAAGAGGAAGAATAATTAATAATATCCGTTGTTTTCTTTATAATTCTTAACTCTTCATTGATATTTAATAAGTTATTCTTTACTTGATAATAATTACCTTTTTGAAAATTATCTAGCTCTAATCCAATTAAATTTAAATCAAGTGCTGTTATTGAATACTTTTGGATTACTTTATTAGAATCCGAGAGAAACTTTCTAGCCTTTGTAAGTAAAATAGAAGGATCATTTACATTGTCCCAAGTTTGATAGTTAGTGATAATACCGAATTTTTGAACAGCCAAACTATCCTCAATGTAAGGAATATCGTTGTTAACACTTTCTATTCCAATTCTCTCTTCAGTTTCAACATCAACTAACTTGCCGTTTTCATCTTCCTCTTTTATTTTTTTCTTTGCACCAAGTGGAATCAATCTTGTAATAAAGGAAGAAGGATCTGATTCTTTAGTAATAGCCTTCATATTTTTACCAATTTCAATAGAAGTTACACTATGATATCCAATTTCTTCTACTAAATCTATAAATAAGTGGCCATTTTGCCTATAAATCTTGAGCTCTCCGCCTATTTTATCAAGCACTTTGGTTTTTATATTATCCCAGGTATTTCCACGCTGTATACCTATATAAATGTTTTCTTCCGGTAAATAAGAAATATTGCCAATAGAAAAATGCTTATATTCCTCTGTTTGAGAATTATGATTCTCTATTAAAAAGGTCAATAGTTCTACTGTAGTCCAATTTTTAGGATCTACATACGGTTGAACACTATCACAAAAATATCCAGCAACGGATTCGCAAGTAATCTCCTTACAAATAAGTCCAGAATCAGACATTGAAGAAGATTGTAGAAGAATCCTTCCATCAAACACCAAAATATTCTTTTTCATGTCAAAAACTTGAACTTTCGTAGAATATTCTGTAATAGAATTGAATCCAGGATTATCTGGATAAAGAGAAAAAGAGAAGGAATCAATTGAATTGATCCCTTCTACAATTTGCCCCGATGAAACTTTTTTATCTGAAATGTAATAATCATGAATCGTTCTTACAATATTATCATTTATAATATTTACTTTAAACATTACAACACCTCTTCATAAAATTCTATTTTTACATTTCCAAGCCCCTTTAACTGAATATTATATGTTCCAGGAGGTAGACGAAAATCTGATGTTTTAGTAATACCAGATGGAACAGAGTATTGTAATCCGTCCTTTGTAATTATAAGTGAATTATCACAAGTAATTGTCGTTGGAACAGAATGATCACTATTATTCGTAATTTCTATTGTTTGGCTCTGATTTTCTAATAAGATAGTCTCATATTTTGTAGCAACATTTGCAATCATGTACGGATATACTCTAAAATGTGCTGTCAATGCACCCTGTGAAGCCTCTTCGGTCCATTCTGGATTAGTAAAAGTCCCATGAAAATGATAACCTGGTATATAATCATCGTAAATATCTTCATCATAAATACTTGCTAACCAGTGAAGAATCTTTTTTTTGCTAACTTCCATTTCTTCTATAGTAAACTCTGCTATATCAAAAATATAAGAAATATCATTATCCTCATAAGCAATCTCTCCATCAATTCTAGAAAAATCATAAGATCCATTTTTAAAAGGAACTGATTCGATAATCTCTTTAGCTGTTGGAAAAGGAATCAAACGGCTAGAAATATATAAATCAAAATCTTCATAGGATGATTTACCTTTTGCACGAATACTCTTTATCATATCGCTAGCCCCCTTTTATTTAATGAAATCAAATTACCTGACTCTACATCATCAGCATTTCTAGTGGCTTTGGCCATAGTTTTAGAATCAACATCAAACTTCCACTCTTTAGCTAAAGATTGTTTTTGTAAATCAATTAATTCATTAATCTTATCATTTTTGTAATCTACAGAAACATTGACTATTTGACTATTGATTTTAGAAGATAAAATACCTTCAAAGCCTCCTAAAGAATCAAATAATCTATTTTCCTCTTTAGTTAAGACACGCTCTCCTTCATCCAGAAAGGCTGGAAAGAAATCATTTGGAACATAATCAATACCTGTTTTAAATCTTGGAATTTCTGGAATACTAATAGGATCTTGTTTCCATAATCCTTTAAAAGGAGCAACTCCTAAAAATTCAGCATTTCTAATAGAATTCAAAAATCCGTTAATTGCTTTGAATGGAATCGAGATTAGTTTGTTTATTCCATCAATCAAACCATTCACTACTGTTTTGAAGAAGTTAACAACACCATCTTTCATACCATTGAAAAGTTCTCCACCTTTTTTAAATAAATTTAAAACTCCGTTCCAACAATCGGAAGCGGTATTTTTAATACCAGTCCACAAATTAGAAAAGAAATTAGCTACTGGATCTATAACTTTTTCTTTGAACCAATTTGAAACGCCTTGCCAAGCACCTTTGATTCCGTCGATTGCCCCATTAATTACATTTTGGATTGTTTCAACTACTGTTGAGATTGTTTCTTGAATTGGAGTAATAATATTTTCTTGAAGCCAAGTCCATGCGGTTGTGAATGCTATCTGAATTCCTTCAATAAATGAAGTAAAAATATTTTGAATTGTTTCAATTAAAGCGGTGAATGCCTCTTGGATAGGTCCAAAAACATTTTCATTTAACCACTCAATAGCTGTTGTAAATAAGGTACTAATTAAAGTCCATAACCCCTGAATAACTCCCCAAATAACTTCAATAATACTAGTAATTGTTGCTAAAATACTTGAAAGCAACTGACTTATCCAGGTTACGATCGGAGTTAAGAAATTTTTAATTGGAGTTATAATATTGTTTTTTATAAAATTTACAATAGTAAGAAGTGTATTTTTTATCCCATCAACTATTGAAGAAACTGTATTTTTTATAAAATTAGCAATGGCCGTAAAAGTGGAAAGAATAAAGCCATAAAATTTTTGAACCATATTCCACCATTTTTGAATAGCGGATACTATAAAATCAATAGCCTTTGAAATTGCGTTTTTAACGGCTTCAAAGGCATCTTTTATCTTGTTCCATATATTTATCCAGAATTGTCTAAAACCGTCGCATTTGGCCCATAAAATTGCAAATACGGCCACAAGTGCGGCTACGGCTGCAACAACTATTCCAATCGGATTCATATTCATAACAACATTCATTGCCGTTTGAGCCTTTGTTACCGCCTTTTGAACAACAGTCAAAGCCATCCATCCATCCTTCATTACTTTGATAGCTGTAGTATATGCTAAATATGAGGCAACGGCTGCGGTCATACCAACTAACACAGTTAAAATTGCACTACTATTATCAGCAAGCCAGCTACAAACAGATTTTAATCCTCCAAAAATATTTTTAACTACTTTTCTAAAAGAATCCCAATCTACGTTTTTCATCCAGGATTGGAAGGCTTTTGTAATATCTTGAATGATTGGAACTAATTCTTCTAAAATAGGTGTTCCTATAGTAGCTTGAAACTGTCTAAATGTTTCATTCAAGTTTCCGGTCACATTTTCCCAACCGTCTGATTCACGAGATGCTTGTCCCATTGCACCAGAAAGTTTTTGAGAATCAGTTACCATTTTTAATAAAGTCTGTTGTTTTTGAACCTCACTTAAATCTGCATATTTCTTTCCAAACAATTCCATTGCCTTTGCATTACGAGTTGTTTCAGTACAAGATACTCCAAGTTGTGCATCGTTCGCAAAATTACCTTTTAAGAAGCTCATTAAAGAATCGGATGTTTGCTCTAGACTTTTATCATAATAGGCTGCACCATCGGCGGCGGCCATTAAAGATGTCTCCATCAACTGCATTGACTCTTCTACAGAAGCACCTGAAGATCTTGCGAAAGCATAAATCTGTGTGGCCGTCCCTTTTAACCTGGTATCCATGATTCCTGTAGAATCTGCAACTCTATTAATAGCTTCTTCAGCTTCTCCAGCAAAATCTCCAAAGGTCTGCTCAAATTGAGCACCTTCAGCTTTTACACTGGCTGCGGTGGAAATCATTTCTCCAGAAAAGTCTCTTAAAGATGAAATGGCCGATTGAATAACATTGGATGCTAAATCTGCAATAATTCCTTTGGCAACAGTGAAGCCTTCACCCATTTTATCTGTAGCACTTGTTGTATCTTTTAAGGAATCTTCTAATTGATTAGAAGAGTTAGTAAGTTCTTCAAGCCTGGAATCTGTTGTTTGAATATCATTTTGGATTCCTTGAAATTCATTCTTTGCTCGTAATAATTGATTCTGTAAATTATAAACTTCTGTAGAATTCTCTCCAAAAGCGGTTTTAGCTAAATTCAATTTTTCTTTTAAATAATCTACTTTTTTAGATGATTCGTCAGCCTCTGATTGAAGTAAGTTATGTCTATCTTGTAATAGATCTACATTATCTTTGTTTCCTTTTAATTCTGTAGAGTTTAATTTTAATTCATTACGCAAAGTTCCTAAAGATCTATCAGCATCTTTGATTCCACTATTTAATCCAGAAGTATCAGCCTCGAATTGTACAGTAGCTACTGTTTTCTTCGCCATATCATCACCCCCTTCTTTCTAAAAAAAAAGAGAGAGAAATCTCTTTCTCTCTCATCTTTGATTCATAATTCTCTGTTGTTCAGATACTAAATAATTATCATAGGCCGTTTTATTGGCTAAAATGGATAATAAAAAGGAATACTCGGCATTCCAAAAGATTTCTTCTGAAACTTTCATAATTAAAACGAAATAAGTATAATAATCCTCTATATCTTCTAAAATAATTTCTGGTATTTTAATATCTGAATTACTAATATGGGTCTTTTCTATGAAGCTTGATCTAAATCTGATTTTTTTTTGGGATTAATAAGCTGATTCATCTTTTTTCTAATTAAATTAAAATCAAATGGACACAAATCCCTGAATTCATCATACGTATAAATTTGATTTCCGACTTCATAATTTTTACACCAATACCCTACATAAAGTGGAAGTATCATAGATAAAATATCTGGTGTTGATTTACTATTACCCATCATTTTATTGAATTCATTATAAATATTCGGATTTACTTTTTGAAGAAGTGCCAATCTTTGAAAAGTTATAGATAATTCTACCTCTTCCCCATTCATTAATTTCAAAGCATTTGTTTCCATCATTATTTAGAAGTCTCCTTTTTTGATGGGACTTTATCTGAAGTTGGTGGAACTTCCGCTGGTGGATTAGATGGCTGATAATCTTCAATTGTTTTTTCTACAAGTTTCTTAATACTTTCTGCATCTATTTCAGAATTCATTTTATACTCCTTAATAAAACCCTTTTTTAATAAACTATCAGCACGTTCTTGATTTTCAATATGAACAAGTGTACCTACTGCATAACGGTTTCTCTTATCGTTTTTATCCTCAAAAACATTTATTACTATATAAACTTTTTCCATTAATATTTCCTCCTATTCTCTTATTCTGTTGGCACTGTCTTTTTTACTAAATCACTTGTGAAATTAGTAAGCCAACTTTCTTTAACTGAATCATTTTCTAATTCTGAAACAAATGCTGTATACTCACCTTGGCCGTTATTGTCTGGCATAATCTTTAATTCAATCTCAATTTCAGCAACTTCTTCTGATCCATTTTCAATATTCATAGTTTTACCAGACGGAATAATGGTGTTTGGAACAGCTAAAAGCATCTCATTACCATCTTCATCGTATACTTCAGCTGTTAAACAGAAAGGTTGATGTCTTGAAGAATCGCCATAAGAGTAAACTCCTTTTATATAATCATCTTTAACACCATAAAGTTTTCTATATACCTTCATATTCATGTGAAGAGTTAATTTTGCTGTTCCAGTTCCATCTGCACGAGTTCTAGACTTTCTTTCTACACCCTCGCATTTTTTTACAACTGTCTTTGTATTCATTGTTGATTCATACTTACCAATACATCCCAAACGTTCGGCTTGTTCCTCTGGGAAATTTAAAAGCCTAGCATAAGCATTTTTTATTTCAAAATAAGAATATTCTTCGCTATGATCATTATTCATACTATACCTCCCTCTAAATATTTATCTAATTGTGCTAAAATCCCATCTACAACCTTGTTGTATTCCGATTCTAGTCCTTTTGACATGAAGTCATCTGGTCCTCTATCCTTATTTGTACCTGTTCCAGTAACCACATAATACAAATAATAAAATGAGGTACCTCTTTTTCCTTTTAAGTTATTGGAGATATCAACAGCTAAATTAAAATCTGTTTGGGAATACCAAAGATTATATTTAGCATGTCTCTTCCCCTTTTTCGATACTGGAATCCTATTAGTCATTGCTTCTATTAATTGCTCTGCGACATCAATATGCACATAATCATTAATAATTTTTTCACTATCATATCCGATCTTTTGAATCCTCTCCTGGAGCTTTAAACAATCTTCATAATTTATCGAAAAATTATTTTTAATTGCTGGCATCTACATACCCTTTTCGAGCTTTAGCAAAAGTAATAACTAGCAATTCTATCAAAGTATCTGTTGTTCCCTTTTTCATAAAAGAAGATTGTGCATCCTTATCAGCTAATCTGACACCAGGAATAGATAACATTGCTTTAATAACTTTCTGTTTTGTTGTATCTGAAACAAAGCTTTCACGAATAATAGCTACTGTAAAATAATCTACTAAATCTGTACCACTTGTCCCAGCTTTAGAAAAACCTCCAGAACCAAAAACAATATAATTTAATTCTTGAGTAGTACGAAGAAAAGTTTCACTTGCTAACCCATAAAACGAATTAGGATCAATTGCTATCAAATTTTCATATATTTTGGCTTTTAAATCATCACTCAAAGTTTCCGACCCCCTCTAAATACAAGAAAACTTTTCTTCTTTTTCTATCAATATCATAATGAATTAAATCGTATAAATAGTTAGCTATTACTACTTTTAAATCTGATGATATTGTTTTATAGGGAATGGAAATTTTTAAAGTCAATTGATGATTCAGTCCCTCTGCAAATTGATAGTCTTGTACACGCCTCGTTTCTTCCTTAAAAAAAGAAGATCCAGATGACTGGAAATCTTCTTTTCTTTTGGAATTAATCTTTGCTCCAAATTCATTCATTTTAGCAAGTGGTTTATAAAAATAAGCGATTCCGTCATTATAAGAATCTATTTCTTTATTCATGACTATGCTCTTTTCTATACTTTACTTCATACTCTGCTCTAATACTCATAATATCGTCTAAATAATTATTTTTAAAAAACTCGGTTTTGTCATTCCATGCATAAAAGCAATAATTTAAAAATAAATCTCTCTCTTTTCCTGGCTTTGCAAAATCAAAATTTTTGTCTGTTATTCCTAACATACTTTTAACTTTAATTTCAGCATCTTCCATAATAATTTCTAATCTAGAAATATTTTCTTCAGAATCATCATCAGATACTTGGTAACATTTTGATTTTACAAGACTAATTAATATATCCATAAATCCTCCTTATTAAACCTGTGGAGTTGATTCTTCCTCTTTTTTAGCTGTATCTTCTGTAGTTGGTTGAGTCAATTGTTTAGCAAGAACTGTAATGTATGAAGGATCTAAATTAGTAATATCTAATACCGCAGAAACAGTATTATCCATAGGTTTACCATCCGCATATAATTTAGTTTTGTAAGCTCTTTGATCTTCAAAGAATTTAACATCATCAGTGTATTCAATTTGAGCATTTTTTGAATGACCAACTCCTAAAAAATAATTAGGTAGGTCTGCTAAAATAGCTGATTTTTCATCAACAAAAATACTTTGAATTACGTCTGTTTTAAATGGAAAAATATCTTTTGTATAAGATCCATCAGTATTCATTACTGTTGTCGCTGGCATAATCTTTCTAAAATAATCTACTGGATTACATAGCAATTGAACACTAGATAATACTTTAATATTACCGTCCTCATCTTTTAACAAATTATCTGCTATTAATGCTCCGTAAGTTTTTGGTGTAAAATCAATAACAACAATTTTATCCTTTAAAGGATAACCTTCAGTTTGACTAACTTCTACATCTTTTTTACAATTTCTTATTAAACCAACTGGTTCACCTTTAACACCTTTACCACAAACAACACCGTATTCAAGACCCAAAATGATAGCTTGTACGATTAATTTTCTAACATAAGAATCTAACCAAGTTGGGCCTAAATCAAGCATATCTTTAGGTAAAATTAAAAATGCTGTTAATTTGTTTTGAACTATCTCTAACAATTCAAAATTACCTTCTATTTGTTTTGTGATAGCAGAGTTTATTTCTCCCCAAATTGCTCTTTCCTTTCCTGGTTTTGCCATTATCCACTTTGTTAAGAATTTTACATCTTCAAATCTAACATGCTTTAACAATTGACTTTCTTGAATAATATTTTCATAAATTGTTTCATAGATTGTTTCAGGCATTCCCTCTTTTGAAATTAAATCTTCAAAAGCTTGTTTTGGATTACTTGATTTTGCTGATTCAATCCAAGCATTATAGAATTTTAATTCTGCTGAATTTAAAACTCTACAGCCTCTTGCTACTGCAACCTTATTATCAAAATTATTCATGAATTCATCAAATTGTTTTTTAATAGATTGCTGAACCTCTTCATTATAAGTATTCCAAGCTTCGCTGATTGCCTTTGCATCTCCTGATTTATATGCTTCCGCAATTTGTTTAATAGTATCATTATTTTTTCCAATTTCAAATTTCATTATTCTTCTCCCCTTTCATTTGCAATTGCATTAAAAAAATGATAAGCCTTTTGATTAGCTGTATCTTCTGTAGTTGGCTCCTCTTCTTCAGAACCTTCCTCTCCTGGTGGTTCCTCTTCATCTGATACCTCAACAAAGGAATCTTTTGAGGCACCACATTCTGGACATACAAAATATTCAGGCAATTCGCCTTCATGAATGTAACCACATTCTTCACATTTATATTTTTTCATTTCATCCTCACCCCCTTCTGATTCTTCTTGAACATCAGAAGTTGAATTAGCTTCATTCAAAAATATTTTCTTCATAATTGATTTTCTAGCTGATTGTGCTGGCTTACTTACTACTTCATTTTTAATAGAAGTTGCAAATCCCATTTCTAAACATTCCTCTGGAGTTAAGAAAGTTTCTGCATCCATCAGTTTTTGTAATTCTTCATCAGAAATATTAATGTATTTCAAATAAGCTTTTTTAGACAAATTATTTAATTTTTCTAAATCATCAGCTGTCTTTCTCAATTCATTCGCATTTCCAGAAGCAAAACTTAACACATTATGAATCATTAAAGCTGATACATTATTTACAATCCTTTCTTCTCCAGCCATAAAAATAACAGATGCTATTGAACAAGCAAAACCCTCCGCTATTGTTGTTACTTTCGCTGAATGATTTACAAGTGAATTATAAATAGCCCATCCTTCGGCAACTTCACCGCCATAAGAATTAATATGAACTATGATATTTTCAACGTCCTTTAATTCCTCTAGTCTTTTGGAAAGTTTATAACTAGAAACATCTGATTCTAACCATGGCCAACTAGTAATATCACCAAAAATTGTGATATCAGCTGTTTTAGATTCTTTATCAATCTGCATAGTATAATATTTTTTCAATTGTTCTTTCACACTATCCACCTCCTTTCAAAGTTTTTAATATTTCTTCGATTATTGCGTAATTTTTAGTCATAAAATGTTGTTGACTGAATTCTGTATTAAGTGGTTCTTCTCCCACCTTTTCCCTCGCTTCATCAATACAATAGAATCCACTAGAAATTAATTTATCAATTTTATCAGCGATATCGAATACATCGGTATGTACAATATCGTTCTTATCAATTGCACAATAATTTTTCTTTTCATAATCAGAATATCTATATGTCTTTTTATTTACCTCTGCTTCTATGATTTCTCTAACTGGATCAAGAGCAAAAGTAAAAAACATATTTTGTAAATCTTTAACATTTGTCATATTTCCATAAAGTAAAGAAATAGGAATTTTAAAAGCCATTGAAATTGTTTCCCACGCATCTTTTTTCAAAGCGAGAATATCAGAAGAATCTGTTTTATGATTATTTGATTCTCCCACTTTTTCTAAAGAATATCCTTTGAATTCAGGATAAACTGCTCTCGGATTCTCAATGAAAGTCTTAAGTTGTGCTTTAATTACATTCTCATATTCTTCCATAAAACCAGGATCATTGAGTTTTGAATGATCTATTTTCAACTTATATTTTTCCGAGCCACTGGCCTCATAATTTTTAATTGCATAGTTCATTAAATCTACATAATCAGAATATAAAGAATCTACTAAATGCTTAATTCCATTCCCTTCAAAACTAAAATAAAAAACATTTGATGCATCTTTATCAAATGTTTTTGTTTCATTTTTTATAGAAATATTAGTAAATCTATCCTCACCTAAAGGATGTTCTTCCCTAAAAAAAGAATCTGCTAAATACAGGTTTCCATCTTCTGAAAAGATTAAAGCTTCTCCATCTAAAAACAATTTAAAAATTAAATTTCTTTTTAAAATGGTTGCTGACATATTTTTATTTGGACCTATATTAAATAAATAGTATTTTGGAGAATACTTCTCTTTCGTGCCATTTTCATAAAATTGGAACTTACATTTACTAAAAGTATCAGCAATATAAGAAATAGCTAAATTAACTGCCAACAATTTTACAGAAAAGGATTCGTATTTAGTATCAAATATAGTATCCATAATTTCTTCATCTGTTGGTTCTTTATTTTTAAATTTCTTTTTAGATAACCACTCAAAAAGGTTTATTTTTCGTATCATAAATCACCTTCTTTCTTAAAAAGTTAGTGTTGTCATTATTTTTTTTACAGTATCATCTAAAACTAGATCTTCCTCATCTAGTTCTTCAATTAAAGTTACTCCATTTGCATAAGCCATAAACCCATCTGTTTTTCTATAATGTTCTTCTATTTTTTCAAATCGAACATTGCCATTATACAATGCCTTCTTTACATTATTGGTATACCAACACATGATACATTGAATTCCAGGAATGGATGAAATACCCCAACTTAAATTATGACGTAAAAAGATAGAATTTATGATTGGTGAAGCCATCATTAAATCTGATGGCCGTACTAATTTAATATTCTTATATTCATCAGAAAATCCAATTTTCTTCAATGCTGAACTTACTAAAGAATATCTAAAGTTATCGATGGCCATCTTTACTATTTGAAATCCATCATTCATTCTCGCTTCAAACCAACCAGATATTAAATCCGTAGGTATTTCTACATCATCAACATATTCGAGCATTCCCATTTGTTCCCAATCATCTAAAGGAGCACTTATTCCTATTAAATCAGAACTATTCTTACACACAAATGTGTGATGTAGAAAATAATAACGATTATTATATTTAAATAGCAATCCACAAACAACAAAATCATCAGTCTTTGCAAAATCTAAACAACCAATACATTTTTTCCCTTTTAATTCTTCTAACGGAAGCTCTTTATCGCAAGCAATTAAATCATCCCACTTTGCAACCTCTATTGTTCTATCGCCAATTGGAAAATTCATTCTTTTGGCCATGAATATTGGAAAATAATCAGGAGTATATACCATATCAGCAACTTCTGCCTCTATTGTTCTTCTTAATACTGGAAAATCATTTATAGAAGGATTGGCCTTTATCCAGGAATTAGGATCTTTCCATTCCTCCTCCTTTTCAATTCTGCACCAGAATATCAATTTCCTATTTTTAGGGTTATACTGCGATAATACATCTTTGAACATGACTTTATCCTGGTCTAAAGGTCCTCCACGAACTAAACCATCTGAAGTAATAGTGATGATTCGTGCAAATGGAATCTTTCCTAAACCAGATTTTAGATTGTAAAATGCTAAAGCATTCTTTCTTGTATACTCATGTTTTTCATCAACTATAATCGCACCAGTTCTTTTAGAATCTTTTCCTCCTGGAGAAGAAGTATTCTTTTTCATTTTAGAATTAGTCTTTTTTCCAACGATTAAATTTTTAGTTGCGGAAAAATATTTCTTTAATGCGGGTTTATTGGCTGGATTAGGATTATCGGTTATTAAGTCATAAAGATCATCAAATGAAGTAGAAGCTTGCTCCTCACTATTAGCAAGAATATCAATATTGTAATTTTTAATTCCATGATAAGGACTTAAAAAATAAAAGGCTACAAAATTAATAAAACCATTTTTTCCAGCTCCACGGCCAACAATTCCATAAATTTCATTAAAGAAGATATCACTATAATCAGAAAAAAATACTCCTACAATTAAAGCAAAAAGAAACGTTTCCCAATCGTTTAATTGATAATCAAAATATTTCTGAAGAGATAACCCATCTTCGATTTTTTTAGAATCTATAATAACATCGTCACGATCTAAAACTGGAATAACATTATTAATTATCATTTGTTCTTGTTCAATATTGTGTGGAACTTCATTATTCAAAATTTTATGAATATATGGATCTATATATTTATTATAATGTAATTTCATCGTCACCAGCTGAATCAGGTTCTATTGGATTTTTTTCTTTACTAAAAGGCAATAAAAAATCTAATATATTTCTTAATTCTTTAGAAATTTGCCTTTTCTCTTTTACCAAATCCATATAATCTTTATCAATTTCTTGTTTAGCTGCTAACTGAAAATTTATTTTTTTCATAATATCGTAATAGTTCATATATTCTGATATTTGATCTTTAATAAATTGCTTACTTAACGATTCTTCAGTCAGATTACTCTCAATTGAATTTCTTGTTTTGGTTCTGGCGATTTTTTCGCTTTGAGATAAACTTGAAGGCAAAAATATCACCCCAAATCTGTATTTTTTCGTGAAAATTTTTCAAAAATGTACGGATGCTTGTCCCCCCCGGTTGATTACCCCCCCTAATAAAAAAACTCCTATGGGGAGTACGGGGGTATATATATCTACCATCTTTCTTCATTAAAAAAGGTATCTTTCTTTTGAAAACGATTATGTATTTTATTATGACATTTAAAGCATAATGCTAATAAGTTTCTTTGTTTATTCCCCAGTTCATCAATATAAATTTCTGATAAGGCTAATTCCGGAAAGTCTTTTAATTCCTTGACATGATGACAAGGGCATTCTAAATCTACAATAGTAAGAATATTATCTTTTAAACATTCTTGACATTCAAAATGTTGTTTTTTAAAAACATCTTTTTTTAAAGCCTTCCAATCAGAGCGATGATAAAACTGTTCGATTCTACCTTTAGCAATTAGATCTATTAAATAATTTTTTAAATACTCGTTTTTCATGTACCCCTTCTTAACAAAAAAAGAGATGAATTGCATCTCTCTTTTAGAATTTCACACATACATTATTTCACATTTTGAAAGTATTATCAAGTATCATCAAGTATTATTCAGTATCATTTTTTCAAATTTTGTTACCGCTTCCTTTTTTAGTCTTTTAACATGTGCTGAAGAAAGATATAAAATAGAAGCAATTTGATCAATAGATAGTCTATCTAGATAAAAATATGTAAGGATTCTTTGATTACTAATATTATCTAATTCAGATATCTCTATAGAATGATCATCATAGAGTTCTTTCCTCTCTTCTTCTTTGCTTTTAATCTTATCTTCTAAATCTTGAATCTCTTTCAAAAAATGGTCGATTCCAACATGTTCATGGCTCTTTACAAGCTCATCATAAGATGTGCCGGTAAGAGTATATAGATTTTCTCTTTTAATTTGCAATTCAGACATCAACTGTTTTAAATCATCTACTACATCACGATAATGTTGAAAATGTAAATCTATTAGGCTCTTTTCTTTTGGCATTTAAACACCCCTTTTATTTAACTTATTTTTCTTTTAATTCAAATGTATAATCCGATGTATATAAATTTTTAGGAGGATTGATAGAGCAAAATGCTACAATACCACGATGTACTCCAACAAAACCAATAAGTTTATGATCCTTATCATAAACATTGAATTCTGCTCCCAGAGGAATTAAATCTGCATTTTCATTTTGATTTACTGCAATTGCAAACACATCACCTTTCATTTTATCAATAGATATATCATCAACCGTCATATTATCACCCCCTCTCACTTATACATATGAATGTGTAAAGATTATTCTTCTGATAATTTCATGTTATTATCTTTATTTACAGATTCCATAAAGTCTGCGATTTGTTTTCTATCATTTTCAGGAAACAAACAAATATTGTTATTCTCTAAAAGCATAGAAGCTAATTCAGAGTCAGAGACAATAAGATTATAATTGGCTAATTCAGGATCAGGAATTGAATTCAAAATTGCCTTTAATTTTTGTAACATTTTTACCTCTTTTCTAATTCTCGATAATCTTATATTATCAAGACTCTAATATGTTTTATATAAGCCTTTGACTTTAAAGGCTTTATCCGTTGTTTTTTATTAAAAATAGTTTTGCTATTTTTTTGATACTTTTTTCAGTACATTTTTTTCTATTTCCTGTTTAGATTTTTCCATTTTTATATACTCTCTAAATTCATACATAAAATTGGTTAGTTGATTCAATACATCCCTGTTTAATCTCATTAGATCATCTATCTGCTTATCTTTATTGTTGATTGTTTCTTTTGCTAAATAGATATATTCTTCCGTTATTTTCTTTTTTCTCATTTAATCACCTCTTTTCTACATAAATACATATCTTTTAAATCTAAGGCTATCAAGAAAATGAGGTGACAGTAAATCTTCTAATGTACATATTATTAAATTACTATATTTAAAACCAATATACATATTATACTGATTATCATTATCGAATATTAAAAGTACTCTTGTTGAATCTTTATCAATATGATCTTGTAATCTATTTAACATTTCCTTAAAAATATCCAT